CCTAAGATCTCCGTTATTGATATCTTCGACATTTGCATCTACTGCTTTATATGCCAAGTTTAGCATATCTTGCTCCTCTTTGGTATACGGTGCTGCCAATTTCCATTTACCTACCCAAGACTCTTCGTCAACATTGGGCATTTCTTTACCGTCTGTACTAGCCACTGCTAGTCCAAGTCTATAAAGTGTATAATCACCATTCCATTTTTTAGCATCGGAAAATTTGTTTAATCCTCGCGTGGCCAGTCGTGATCTATCTTTTAATAAACCTTTTTGCTCAATAATAATATCTTTAATTTTCATTATCCAATTACCCAAGTCAATGGCATTGACCCGTCAACGTAATTCTTAAGTTGATTTTCTAAGTCTTGCATTTGTGTTGCTGCTTCAGATTTTAAACTGGCACCGTTTAACTGTGTACCGCCTTGAGGGCCAGCAATGCTAGCAAATTTTTCACGAGCTTCACCTAGGATGCTTTTAGCAAACACATAAGCATAATCCTGTATCCAAGGATAGGCCTGATAATCATTTAGCAGCATACTATCTGGTTTATAATTGTACAGGTGAAGCATTACGTCTTCCATTTGTTCTTCTTGCTGATTTGCGCCAGCATAAGGAATTTTACGGATTAATGTAAGTTTCTTTGTTGTTTTGTTAAAATAAAAATTAAGGTACCCGCCAAACATTTTCATTGACATTTTTTGATAATCAACAAATAATTCATAACTCAACAGTCCGCCAACACGACCAGCTACTAACATATAAGTGTTTAGGTACCCTGAACTAAATGGTTCAAATTGACTAGCAGTTGTTCCGGTCACAGACCCAATACCTCTGCGATAAGCTGCTCTTACTTCCATAACTTCTTTTGGAAGTATGTACTCTTGTGTTTCAGGTTTTAATTTTAAAAAAGCGTAGCTTTCTTCTTGACTATTGCTTGCTAACTGTCTGTATCTGGTTAGAGCCTGTTTAATTGATAGATCGTAGTGTTCTTGATCTAGTTCAACATCAACAATACCGTCGGCCAAACGCAGTCTGATATAATCTATAATATCTTTAAATTTTGCGTTATCTGTTTCTAAATCCGGAGCAGCCGTAGTACCCAAGTCTTGATTGGGGTCGTATGCAATATGCCCTGTTCCTGTACCTGCTGCAGGATTATAAAGGCTGTCTGTGATTATTACGCCATTGGCGTAGAAGTTGGTTGTATCTGCTGTGGCCATTTGGGTGTCCTAGTATAGTATTTACCAGGACACCTGTCACTTAGTTGATTCGAAGCAGAATCATGTCTGCACTAATACGCCCGTTGCCTTGCGTTTCGGTGGCTTTGATTTCTTCTAAAAACTTGCGTAGCTGTATTTTAGTGGCTTTGCTAAACTCTTTGAGCTTTTCCTCGGGCTTACGCAGAGTTTTGCCTACTGATTTAGCAGTATCAAAATTCGTAATGCTAGTGCCTTTGATCCCTAGCGGACCTGTTAAACTGTCGGCAATGTACTTGTACAGTTTACGAGTTTTGGTGTTGTACGCCCAAAGTTCTTGAGCGCCAATAATATCCACAGGGTTGATACTTACTAACTTGAGTGTCTTTTCTTCCTTCATGTACTTGAGCTTGCTAACAACCTTTTCTTTGTTAGGAGCACGTTTGACTCTAGCTTTTTTAGTAGCTTTCTTGACATTACGATATTGATCAAGTGCATCCAAAATACTTTGTATAAAAGCATGATGACGTTTGAAGTCGGCTGCTTTGTAGTGTCGATACGCTTCAACAACTTGTTCGTCAAGCTTGCCCAATGCCTCGCCTAGTTCTGTTTTGCGGCGCATGAACAAATCTTCGAACTTTTTAATCTGGCTTTGTGGTACTGTATTGCTTACTAGATAGTCGTATGCTTTAGGATCAACAGTTTCACCTAGCACCACTTCATCATATAATGCTTCAAAATGTGCAAGGTGCTCGCTTGTTTTTTCGTTAAGACGGTCTTGAATTGTTGGCGCTTTAACTGTCGCTGCTGGTTCTGCGGCTTTTGCACCTGTAGCTGTTTCTGTTGGCTCAGAGTCTGCCAAGTTGATTGCATTGTCAATTTGTTGTTTAAAATAGTTTAGTTCTTTTTCACGAAACGGCATGCCTTGTCTGTGCGACATAAGCAGACCGTATGCTGTCATTGGCATCGAGCGGTCGGGGCTACGAATAAATGCAGAAACATCTGCTTTGCTGTATTTTTGTTCTTGCATCCAACTTACTGCATGCTTCTTGAGGTCTTTTTGTGCATAAAAGTAATTGTAATAAAAAAAGCCCTTACGCAAGAAATGATCAAATTCTTCTTGCGACATTTTTAGCGCACGTTCGGTGTCCCACACTGGTTCGCCACCAGTGTACTTCTCGTCTGAGAACAACGGATCTCTGGTTTTTTTGGGTGCTTTTTTGGGTGCTTTAACGCTTTGTGCTAGTGCCATTGCGGACTCCTTTAACTGTGCAAAATGCTATTATACTACTCTTCGGGTTTTTGGTCAAGCAATGTTGCAAACATGAGCCAAGATTGCAATTCTTGCAACTGTTGTTGTACTTTTGCTAACTGTTCGTCATACTTTATGCTATGCCCAAAACGACGTCGATCTACATCAGCTCGGCTCAATTCAGTAATACTTTGTATTACATTTTTGTGCATCCGTTCCAATTGGCGTTTGTGCTGCAAATTATACAATGCCCACATTGAACGTTTAATTTGCGTTTCAATTGCGTTCCAATCGTCCATTGAATTAAAGTCGCTCATGTTTAATTATATAGCATAGCCTAATTTATGTCAATTTGGATGCCCGCTAAATATAAAATAATAGGATACGATTGTGCCAAGATTATCACTTTGGAAAGACGGACGTCATTCAAATGACTACAAATTTTTTGATCGCAGAATTAGCGAGATGTTTACCCTTGGCGGGACAGGCATTTTGGTTCACAAGTACCTTGGCACCAATGAACAAAACGTAGTCAAAACAACCAGTGTTTCACAAGCAAATGTTGGACCGACCCTGACTTTTAGTTCTACTGGCGATGTGGTATTAGGCGAATATGTTATTGGTACTGGCATAGCCGCTAACACCACAGTTGTTTCAAAAACAGCAAATACCATTACATTGAGCTCAAATACCACATCTGCACTAAGCAGCGGGTCTACGGTTAAGTTTTACGAAAACGCAAGCAAGCCTAGTTATATCAATCAAAGTGCTCAAAACATTCAAGATCTTTTCTTCTTGGAAAACCGAGACAGAAAATATGACACTGATGTTTACGCCATGCGCGGCATTTACCAAACGCAGGATGTGACATTTGATCTTAGTCAGTTTGGCATGTTTTTACAAACAGGAACATTGTTTATTGTTTTCCATATCAATGACATGATAGAAACTATAGGGCGTAAATTAATGCCCGGCGATGTCATTGAACTAATGCACTTGAAAGATTATTACCCACTAGACGACAGTTTACCAGTTGCACTCAAAAGATTTTATGTGATAAGCGATTGCAACAATGCATCAGAAGGATTTACTCCAACTTGGTGGCCGCACTTGTGGCGCTGTAAAATTAACCCATTGACCGATAGTCAAGAATACAAAGATATATTAAATCAAATTAAGGTTGATGCGCCTGACGGAGATCCAACGTCTGGTAATATTACGCTAGGTTCTATATCGAGTATTATTAACAAGTATCAAACTATTAACGATGCTATTCTTAAAGAAGCAGAAACCAATGTGCCGTATAGTGGATACGATATCAGCCATCTTTATATCAAATCCAAGACTACAAACGAACTTCCTGGCGATCCAGCTGGTATCACTACAGACGATGGGACTGTCACCGGTGATACTGGCATAATTGGTGCCGATGCTGGTATTCTTACTCCAGAGGATACTGTTCACGGATACATGACTGGTGTAGGTGGACCTCCAAATGGATTGCCAATGACTTCAGGTATTTCTTTTCCTATTAGTCCTAAAATTGGTGATTATGCTCTAAGAACAGATTACTTGCCTAACCGTTTATTCAGATGGGATGGGCGTCGTTGGGTCAAGATCGAAGACAATGTAAGAACAACGTTAACACTTGGTTCCGACAATACTACACAACGAAGCGGCTTTGTAAATAACACTGACACTTACACAAATAATTCCGGAAATGTAACGGTAAGACAAAGTCTTAGCCAAGCATTAAGACCTAAGGCAGACAATTAATGGCTCAACAATTCTTTTATGATGGTCAAATACGACGATTCTTGGTTCAATTCATGCGAATAGTTAGCGGAATTGATGTAGAATTTGGTAAGAACAGCCAAGGAGTAAAATCCTTGCAGCGTGTTCCTGTTTACTATGGCGATCAAAGCAGACAGGCTGCTATTATATTAAAAGGCAATAGCGAAAATACTTTGAATGCTGTTCCAGCAATGGCAGTATATGTTGATGGCTTAAACTACGATCAGACTCGTATGCAAGAGCCAAATTTTGTTAGTAAAATGCATCTGCGTGAAAGAGAGTTTGATCCAGATACCGGATTATATAATTCCAATCAAGGCGATAGCTATACTATTGAACGCTTGATGCCAGTTCCTTATAAATTGAATGTCAAGCTTGATATTTGGACTAGCAACACCGAACAAAAAATGCAAATCATTGAACAGTTGGCTACACTGTTTAATCCCAGTTTAGAAATTCAAAGCACCGACAATTACATTGATTGGGCCAGTTTGACTTACGTGCAATTGACAGAAATGATGTGGAGTTCTAGAACTATCC